TAGACTTTCTGGTGGTGTTGACTATTCAACATCTGGTGGACATGCAGCTACTTTGGGAGGTCTTCAAACTTCATATCAAATCTTTGCTAATGACGCAGATGTTGAGGTTAACTTCCTTCTGATGGGTCCTGGTTTAGGTGACAAACTCCTCTCACAAGCTAAGGCTAATCAATTGATTGCAATAGCTGAAGCTAGAAAGGATTGTATGGCTGTTATCTCTCCACATAGAAGTGATGTTATTAATAGTTCAACTGATGAAGTTAAACTCAGTAATATCTTGAATTATTATTCTCCTCTGAGTTCTTCTTCTTACGCAGTATTTGATACTGGTTGGAAGTATGTTTATGATCGTTTCAATAACTCTTTTGTTTATGTTCCTTGTAATGGAGACATTGCTGGAACAATGGTCAGAACTGAAATTGAATCTTTCCCTTGGTTCTCTCCAGCTGGAGCTCAAAGAGGTACAATCAACGACGCTATCAAACTGGCTTACAACCCAAGCAAATCACATAGAGATCAACTCTATGGATCAAGAATCAATCCTATCATCAACAAGAAAGGATTGGGTATTATTCTATTTGGTGACAAAACGGCTCTTGGATACTCTTCCGCGTTTGATAGAATCAACGTAAGAAGACTATTTCTTACAGTTGAACAAGCTATTGAATCAGCCGCTGACGCTCAACTGTTTGAGCTTAACGACTCAACAACAAGAGCCAACTTCGTTAACGCTATTGAACCTTTTCTCCGTGATGTTCAGGCTAAGAGAGGAATTTTTGACTTCGTTGTGAAGTGTGATGACACAAATAACACTCCCGATATTATTGATAACAATGAATTTAGAGCAGACATTTTCCTGAAACCTACAAAATCAATTAACTATGTCACACTCACTTTTGTTGCCACCAGATCTGGTGTTGACTTCAGTGAAGTTGTTGGTACTGTTTGATCTATTAATTTCAAAATAAAAAAGGAGAAAACAAAAAATGGCTACTAAGACATTATCTCAATTCAAATCAACCCTGGCGGGCGGGGGTGCCCGCCCCAATCTGTTTGAGGTATCTATTCCCTCATTCCCAGGTGCTGTTGACAGTAAAACTTGGGTAGCAGATTATCAGAACACTTTCAAGTTTCTGTGTAAAGCAGCTCAACTACCTGCTTCATCTGTGTCTCCTGTTAGTGTTCCTTTTAGAGGTAGAACTCTGAAAGTCGCTGGTGACAGAACATTCGCTGAATGGACAATCACTGTCATCAACGATGAGGATTTCACTATCAGAACAGCTTTCGAGAAATGGGCTGATAAGTTGTCCAACTTGCATGATGCAACTGGCGTTACTAACCCAACTTCGTACATGACCAATGCTTTCGTTAAGCAACTTGGTCGTGGTAAGAAAGCTTTCTCAGAAAAGAATGCTGGCAATGTAACTTCAGTTCTGAGAACCTATAAGTTCTATGACATTTGGCCTTCTGAGATCTCAGCTATCGAACTTAGTTATGATAACGCTGATACTGTTGAAGAATTCTCTGTAACTTTCCAAGTTCAGTACTTCACTGTTGGTGAGACGGATGACTCAGCTGATGGTCAATATGATGAGACAGTTGATACAGAGACCGCAGCTACTCTTGAAGACTGATATAATCAAGATATAAATACTAGGAGTCCACTCCTAGTATTTACTTGAAATGGCGAGATTATTTGGTTTCTCAATTGAAAATGGCGAAAAGACCCCAGCTGGATTGGTGTCTCCAGTACCACCGTCTAACAACGATGGTTCGGAACACTATGTCTCGTCGGGGTTTTATGGTTCGTATGTAGATATTGAAGGAGTATATAAAAACGAGAACGACCTCATTCGTAGATATCGTTCAATGGCACTCTACCCTGAGTGTGACGGTGCGATCGAAGATATTGTAAACGAAGCTATTGTTTCTGATACTAATGATAGCCCCATATCTATTGATCTTCAAAATCTCAATGCCAGTGATGGTATTAAAAAAATTGTAAGAGAAGAGTTTAAATATATTCTTGAACTTCTTGATTTTGACAAGAAGGCTCATGAAATTTTCCGAAATTGGTATATTGATGGGAGACTTTATTATAATAAAGTTATTGATCAAAAGAAACCAGAAAATGGTATTCAAGAACTAAGATATATCGATTCGTCTAAGATGCGATATGTTCGTCAAATAAAGAAATCCCCAAAGGATGCACTCAGTAATCTTGAAAGAGTCGCTGGCGGAGGTAGAGATAATCCACAAAATTATAATTTTCCAGAGTTAGAAGAGTATTTTATCTATACTCCTGGTAATTCACAATCGGGTGCTATTGCAAATTCCTTTACTGGTGGTAGTAGTAAAGGAATCAAAATGACTCGCGATTCTGTCACCTATTGTACTTCTGGTCTAGTAGATAGAAATAAGGGAACAACACTTTCTTGGTTACACAAATCAATTAAACCTCTCAATCAATTGATGATGATTGAGGATGCTTTAGTCATCTATAGACTTTCAAGAGCACCAGAACGTAGAATCTTTTACATTGACGTTGGTAATCTTCCTAAAGTTAAGGCAGAACAATATCTTCGTGATGTTATGATGCGTTACAGAAATAAATTAGTCTATGATGCAAATACAGGTGAGATTCGTGATGATAAAAAACACATGTCCATGATGGAAGACTTCTGGCTTCCTAGACGTGAAGGTGGTAGAGGAACTGAAATTTCTACACTTCCTGGTGGTCAGAACCTTGGTGAAATTACTGATATTAACTACTTTCAGAAAAAACTTTATCGTGCATTGAATGTTCCTGAAACTAGACTTCAAGGAGACAGTGGTTTTTCGTTAGGTCGTTCTTCTGAAATCTTAAGAGATGAAATCAAGTTTTCCAAGTTTGTTGGAAGAATGAGAAAAAGATTCTCTTCTATGTTTAATGATATGTTGAAGACTCAACTTCTTCTTAAAAACGTAGTCACTCCTCAAGATTGGGAGTACATGTCTGACCACATTCAGTATGACTTCCTATATGATAATCACTTCGCTGAACTGAAAGACTCTGAACTTCTTGAGAGTAGAATTAACCAAGCAACTCTGGTTGAACCATTCATTGGTAAGTATTATTCTCAAGATTATGTCAGAAGAAATGTTCTCAGACAGACTGATGCTGAAATCAAGGAACAGGATCAACTGATTAAAGAGGAAATCAAGGATGGTAAGATTCCTGATCCTGCCGAAGTTCAGGATATGGAGATGGGTCAAATGGGTGGAGCTCCAAATGCAATTCAATCTCCCCCAGTTCCTACAGAACCAGAACCTGACGAAACTCCCAAGGGTGGTGATATCTAAATAACTAAAACATTATTAGTATTATGGAAGAATTAATGGATCTGTTAGTGAAGGACGAGTCTCCTTCTCAGGTCAGTGACGCTATCAAAGATATGTTGTTTGCAAAAACAGCATCGAAGATTGAAGATATCAGACCACAAGTAGCAACATCTATTTTTGATAACGATGTTGATCTCGACGAACCACAAGGTGAGGCAGAGTTTGACACCAGTGTCGATCTCGATGTTGAGTAAATATAAATAAAATCATACACTAGGGATTAACAATGGCTAGGACATTAATTATTGGTAATGAGATTGTGGTCCCCACTACGTTTGGGGCTGCTAGTTCATTAGCACAAGCTACAGTGTTGAGAGTAGTTAATGTTTCTGGTTCCTCAGCTACTATTGGAGTCTCAACAATGGTAGGTGCAGCTACAACAAGTTTCATCACCATTCCCACAGGGACAGTTGAATTTATTGAGAAAAAACCAAATGATGTTGTATATGGAACTGGCACATCCAGAGCCGCTAAAGTAGGTTACACAGGTTAAATCAATGAAACTCATCAGAGAAGAAATCGAAACAGTTGATTTTATCGTTGAAGAACGCAACGGTAAGAAGAATATGTTCATTGAGGGTATTTTCCTCCAAGGAAACCTTAAGAACAGAAATGGTCGTATGTACCCAATGGAAACTCTGAGAAGAGAAGTCCAGAGATACACAGAAAACCACGTAAATTCTGGGAGAGCTCTTGGAGAACTCGGACATCCAGATGGCCCGACTGTCAATTTGGACCGCGTCAGTCACAAAATTGTTTCACTCAAAGAGAATGGAACAAACTTCATCGGTAAGGCTAAGATCCTTTCTACTCCAATGGGTAAGATTGCGGAGTCCCTCATTAGTGAAGGCGTTAAGTTGGGTGTTTCTAGTAGAGGAATTGGTTCACTCAAACAGACGAGAGAAGGCGTAAATGTTGTTGGTGATGACTTTATGTTGTCAACTGCAGCTGACATCGTAGCTGATCCTTCAGCACCAGATGCTTTTGTTGAAGGCATCATGGAAGGTAAAGATTGGATTTGGGAAGGTGGTATCCTTCGTGAATCATTAGCTAAAAAAACCTACAAACAAATCAACACTCTGGTAACTCAGGGTGAACTTGATGAGAAAAAACTCGATGTATTCAATAATTTCTTGAATAACCTGTGAGTGCTTAAAAATACTAATTTATAAATAAATATAGATTAAAATAGGTTAATCGGAGTAGTTCAACAATGTCTCGTGGAGATTTACAAGAAATGGAGCAATCTAAAACTGCTGTGAACGCGAACGCTAAGCCTGCTGAGTCAATGCCTAAATTGACTGATCCAGGCACACAGCTCGGTAGTGTAGAAGATCTCGGTGGTCCAACCCCCGAAAACTACAAACCTGATGATGATTCGGCAAAGCTCAGAGAGCCCAAGATCGCAACCGTCAAGGATGTAGTTAACAGAGGTGCTAAAGCCGCAGATTCAATGAAGAAAATGGCTAAAGAAGAAGCTGAAACCACTGAAGAAGAGGTTGTAGCTGAATCTGAGACTACCGAAGAGGAAGTCGTTTCTGAAGAAGAAACCACTCAAGAAGAGTATAACGTCGAAGAAGACGTTAACGCTCTCCTCGGTGGTGAAGAACTCTCCGAAGAATTTAGAGAAAAGGCTAAGGTCATCTTTGAAGCCGCCCTTAACTCTAAAGCAAAAGAAATTCAGGAAGCTCTTGAAGTACAATACTCTGAGAGACTTGCTGAAGAAAAAGAAGGTCTGAAAGACGTTCTTACTGAAAGAGTCGATGCCTATCTTGAGTATGTCTGCGAAGAGTGGATGACCGAGAATGAATTGGCTGTCGATCACGGTCTGAAGACCGAAATGACTGAATCATTCCTTTCTGGAATGAAGGGTCTTTTTGAAGAACATTATGTAACAATCCCTGAAGAAAAATATGATGTGCTAGAAAGCATGGTAGAAAAACTTGATGAAATGGAGACCAAGCTCAATGAGCAAATTGACAAGAACATCGATCTGAACAAGCGTCTGGCTGAGTCCACCGCTGATTCGATTCTTGATCAAATTTCTGAAGGCGTAGACGAAACCGCAGCACCATCTACTGGTTCTATGGACGCTTACATCAGAGCATTGGGATCAACTCTTAAATAACAACTGCATTTAATATTAATTCAAACCGTAAA